AAGGCTCTGTCAAAGCTAAACATGGCGAAGATAAACCAAAGGAAAGCATTATATAATTCCCTCTATGAGGGAATGCTTAGCTAGCAATGTGGGCCTGGAGGGAGACTGAAAGGCCCGCATGATCAGTTATGGATAAAAGATATATAAAATTTTTTGATGGTTATCGTGATGCTTATGGGCTAGCTGACTTTGAACACGAAGAAGCAATAATCGACCCAGAAAGCGGAAAGAAGAAACCAGTATACAGATGGAATTATGAACCCCTTACAGAAAAGATTTATCAAGCTCATTTAGAAGGTAAAATTTCAATCGGCATACAACCCTGTAATGAAAATAAAAAAGCAAGACTTGGCATTATAGATGTTGATCCGAAAGACTATGATGATTTTAATAAAAAATTTTTTATAGATATAATACAGGATTACGAGCTACCTTTAATACCTATTGAGTCGAAAAGTGGGGGTTTACATCTCTGCTTATTCATGGCTAATTTTATAAGTGCAAAAGATATTGTATCTTTCTTAACTAACCTACTTTCTCTCTTTAAACTCAAACCTAAAAACGAAATATTTCCCAAACAAACAGAACTTACACGAGACGAAGAAACTGGAAAATTAAAACCAGGACAATTTATTAATCTACCTTACTATGGAGATAAGAGACGTGCTTTAAACGTAGATGGAACCCCTTTTAAAATAGATGAATTTTTAGCAGTTGTAGAAGCCAATCTCGTTCAGGAAGATCAATTAAAAATTATTACGGAGAGTCTAGATAAAAAAATATACGAAGGAGTTAACAAAGATTTTATTGATGGTCCACCATGTCTAGCGGACATTTCTAAAAGATGCAAGCGAGAAGGTTTTGATGGTAGAGATAGATTTTTATACAACTATCACGTATTAGTTAAGATGAAGTATCCCGATGATTGGGAAACGAAAGTAAAAAATGCTCCAGTTAATTTTTTTGAAGAGAAACATGCGAATGCATGGACCGATCAAAAACTAAAATCTAAAGTAAATTCTTGGGCAAAATCTGAAAAAGGTTATACCTGTAATGACGACCCTCTATGGAGTGCGTGTAAAAAGGGAATTTGCGTTATGAAAAAATTTGGGGTTCTTGCAGGATCAAAAGGATCTTATCCCATTTTAACTAACTTAAGAAAAATAGAAATATTTGAAGAACCTGAATATGAATTTGATGTAATTAAACCAGATGGCATTAGTAAAACGACAGTACATTGTAAATCAGTAGAACATTTAAATGATAAGGTAGCAAGACGAAACTCAATCTCAAAAGCTGCAGGGTTTTTTCCACCACATATAAGTAGAGGTCAAGAACAAATAATTATGGATGCTTTATATGCGACTGAACAGTCCGTTCAACCTCCTATCGGAACCTCCCCTAAAGAAAAACTACATGATGTTTTACATACAAAAATTAATGGACCTAGAGCTACGAATGATGCGGCCTTTAAAAGTGGATCTGTTCTAATAGAAGAAGAGTATGCATTTTTTAAATTTGGTAAATTTTATGACAGATTAAAAGCTAAAGACTGGAAATATAAAGAAGAAAAAACAGGACGTATTATGGAACATACTTATCGAGACTGCGAGATAGAATTTTTAGAACAAAAAAGATTTCCTACAAAAGAAAAGGGTAAACCTAATTCATCAACCAAAAACGTGGTCAAAATACATATAAAATCTTTTGAAGAAGTTCCAATCTACCATGAAAAAACAAAACACAAGACGGAGATAATGTAATGGACTCATTACCTATAGGTAAAATGAATATTGAAGTGTACAACGTAGAGGAAAGCCCTCTACATCAAATAGTAAAAAAATTAATATATAAAAAAATTCTGGACTTAGAGCCTTATAACTTTAATAATGTGTATTCTTCTAGAAGTGATCTTACTAAAAGTATATACGGTGAGTATGCTTACTCTGAACCCAGGTTTGATAAGTATGGTCAATCGATTCCCGAGAAATATGATTACAAAGTAAGAGATACTAAACAAAAAGAAATTAGAGAGACTATGACTTGGGACGATCCGAAGATTAAAATACTTTTAGATAATATTACTGAGACTGGTAGACAGGATGATTCGGAATATGATCCAAATCCTTTTGATGGTCGCTGCCGACGCGCCACAACTTATGTACCCCTACGACCATATGCAGGTAAGGTCTTTATGGAGTATCCTTTCTTTCTGGATGGTCTAAGAATTATTCCAGATATTACCTTGATGGATGAAAACGGTAAACCGGAAACAGTTATTGAAATATTATATACAAGTCTGCCTAAAGCAGACAAATTAATTAAGCTGATAGAGTCAAATCTGAATGTAATATTTGTTTTTGCTCATCAAGCTATCGAAGAGTTATCGACAGACATGACATGCAGACGAGACTACTTTAAATTTCCAATTAGAGAAGCATGGTTAAAAGATACACCTAAAAAAGAAAAAATTAGTAGAGCAGTTAATATTCTTTTGCAGAAAAAAATGTATAAAGATAAGGAATATATTACCCACAAAGATGTTATCACAAACACAGAGTGGAATCCTCACAATAGATGGAAAAAGAACCGTATGGATATAGGTTTAAGGATAATTACTAGGCATCCTTTGGGAAGAGAACTGATTGAAGATAAACACAACCTAAGTCATTCAATGATACAGATGAAAGAAACCAGTTCGTTGATTATGTTACTGAGATACTTACAGAAATATATAGCTGAGGAGAAAAAAACCGTAGGAGCAGACATACATGTTAGCTAGAAAAATATACGGGCCTCCGGGAACAGGGAAAACAACCAAACTTATTAACTATGCAAAAACTTTTTATAAATTCGGAACTCCTCTAGATAAAATAGGATACTTTGCTTTCACTAAAAAAGCAGCCAATGAAGCTATTGATAGAATGTTAGATGCATATCCCAACTTACAACGTAAAAACTTAAAACATTTTAGAACTCTTCATTCTCTGGCCTTCAATAGATTAGGTATGAAAAAAAGTGAAGTTATGCAGGATGAACACTATGAAGACATTGGTAGGGATCTTGGCATAGAGGTTACAGTTTATTCTAATGGAGAAGAAACTACAGGGTTCGTAGATTCAAACAGTGAGTACTTTAACTTAATAAGTGCAGCTAGAATTAAAGGACTAACTAATAAAGAGGAATATAATACAGGCATGTATTCTCCAGATCTGGATAAAAGATTACTCGAGATTCTTTCTGAAGAATTAGACAACTATAAAGACTCGTATAAATTAAAAGATTTTACTGACATGATTGAAAAATTTAATGTGTCCGAATTGTGTCCAAAATATGACATCGTTTTTATTGACGAAGCTCAAGACTTATCGTCCATACAGTGGAAAATGCTAGATATTATAAGGGAAAATTCCAAATATGTTATACTAGCTGGCGATGATGATCAAGCTATTTATGGATGGGCAGGCGCAGATGTTAAAAAATTTCAAGACGCACCTTCTAAAAAAGACATTATTTTGCCACAATCTCGCAGAGTACCTGGGAGGGTACAACAGATAGCAAATAAAATTTTGGATAGAATTCCTGATGAAAGAAGAATTAAAAAAATATGGAAGCCAAGAAAAGATGAAGGGTTTGTAGACTATATCACCTCAATTGAAGACGCTCCTTTGTACACAGGAGACTGGTTAATTCTTTCAAGGATAAATGATAGGCTCGATAAAATTAAACCTATCTTAAGAGACATGGGTATTTATTTTCAAATCAAGGGTCGTAAAAGTTATAAAGCATCACTGTTTAAAAGTATTGTAAACTACACAAGATGGGCTGATAAAAAGGATAAGTTGTCTTTATCAGAGATAAAAGATATATTTGATTATGTGCCTTATGATAGTTTTAAGGGAAAGGAAGAAAGACTCTATGACTTAAAAGAATTTGGATTTAGTAATACTGAAAGATGGTTTGATGTATTCACTGTGGATCCAGAGGAATGTTTATATATCAGAGAAATGTTACGCCATGAAGAAGAATTATCACGCGAGGCAAGAGTAAAACTATCCACAATTCATTCAGCAAAAGGCGGTGAAGCAACAAACGTTTTATTAATATTAGATAATACCAAAACAATTAGAGAGGCTGTAGAAAAAAGCCTCGAAAAAGAAGACGAAGAAAACCGAGTCTGGTACGTAGGCGTCACAAGAACATCACAAAATTTATATATCATGACAGCAAAAAAGGAGGCAAGAGGATATGACATCGAAAGTTTGGGATAAACAAATCGGAGGATCACACTACCAAAAATTTAAAATTCAACCAAGTAAGTTTGTAGTCGATAATAAGTTGCTTTATCCAGAGGGATGCGTTATAAAATATATCGTTCGACATAGCATGAAGAATGGAAAGGAAGACTTATTGAAAGCTAAACATTTTATAGACATGATTATTGAAAGAGATTATTCGTGAAAGAACCACCTTCTCATATTCCTCACTATATGTTGTTGATAACTCTACTCTGTCTGTATTGTTATTTCATGCTGGGAAACTTATGAGAATACCAAAGTTCGAAGCACAAACCGAATGGGTAAAGCCAACAGAATTTCCAGACCTACGACAGGTAGATGAAATTGCAATCGATTTAGAAACCAGGGATCCAGATCTCATGAAAAAAGGATCAGGCTCTATCATTGGTAATGGCGAAGTAATTGGTATCGCCGTTGCTACCCAATATTATAAAGGATACTTTCCTATTGCCCATGAAGGAGGCGGTAATATGGATAGAGTTAAAGTTTTATACT